TGCCGTCTACGTCTATGTTGCCTGAGATGTCTAGGCTTGCCGCAATGATCTCGCCGCTTGCGTTGATAGCTCCGTTGATATCAATCGTTGTAGCCGCCATCTGAATCTCAGTGTCAGCAACAATGTCTAGCTGTCCATCAGTGCTAGAGTTTATATAAATAGCTGAATCACGGAATTGAACCTTTTGAGCAGCATCCACATCAATGTCGTTTGATCCAGTGGTATTGCCCTGGGCTAAAACCTCAGCCAGGGTGTCAAAAGATGCTACTGAAGAATCAACATACGCTTTAATAGATTGCTGAGTAGCCAGGGCGGTTGCGCTATTGGAGGACATGTCGTCCTGGTCCAGGATGTCAGTTACCGCAACAGCTCCGGTGCCAGAAAGTGAGTCAAACTCAACAGTCGCTGCATCAACAGTGCCAGAAGCAGTCAGGTTGACAACCGTGGTGGTGCCGGTAAGGTCAGTATCAACTAATAAGTCATAAACAACAGCGCCGCTGCCGGCACCGTCTGTGGCAATCATCTTCACCTGGCCAGCTGGGACCGCAACATTTGCGCCAGAGCCCTGGGAGAAGGTAAGGGTAGAGTTGGTGGTGTTTTCAACCATCCAAACTTTAGATAAGGTGTTAGGTGCCAGGGTAACAGTACAAGCCTGGCCGCCGCCGGTCAGCTTTAAGTAAAACGACCTGGCTGAGTCAGCTGTTCCATCGGCAACAGTGATTGTATGAGTGGAGGCGTTAGCAATAGCTTCGGAGCCATAACCCAGGGCTTCACCAATCAGTTCCAGGTTGGTGTTAGTGGTTGTGCCCCAGGTTCCCGATCCTTCACCTGTTGCCAGCTCAGTAAGCCGTAAGTTATTAACGTAAGTAGCCATTTTTTGTCCTCACTTGCTAAGCAGCATCGCGCCCAGCGTCAATTTCTTGGTAACCTGGGGACTGTGAAACGGATATAGAAGCCCACCCAGGACTTTGCCCATCGTTTATTGTATTGTAGTTTGGATCTTGATTGGTGTCTATCTCTCCATACACCAAAGGAGCGCCCAAGTCTACACTTACAGCTAAGCCCACTGGGAATGCGGATGCGCCTAACTTTAACGTAACATCGCCAACCGCTACGCCAATCTCAAAGCCAACGGGCTCTACAATTGTGTTGTTGTAAACAATGACGCTGCCAATGGCAGATGTCATCGCCAGGGATCCCGCAGTCACATTGGCTTTCGCCTGGACAGAAGCAGATCCCACTGCAGAAGTTATTGCCAGGCTGCCGGCAGTTACGTTTGCCTCAGCATCAACAGCTGCAGCACCAACAGCGGAAGTCATCGCCAGGCTGCCGGCTGTCACATTGGCTTCTGCATCAACAGCTGGGGCGCCCACTGCAGAAGTTATTGCCAGGCTTCCGGCTGTCACATTTGCTTCAGCATCTACCGTTACGCTGCCAATGGCTGAGGACATAGACAGTCCAGTCACCTGGACGACTGCACCGGCAACTACCTGGGCAGCGCCAATACCAGACGTAATCGCCAGGGATGGGGCTGTAACATTAGCAACCGCATTGACTGTTAAGCTGCCAACGCCTGAAGTAATAACGCCGGCTGAGGATACAGCAACATCCGCTGCTGCGGTAGCGGTAACGCTGCCAACTGCCGAGGATATAGATAACCCAGTAACCTGGACGACAGCGCCAGCTACAACTTGCGGGGCGCCAACTGCCGAGGTTATTGATGGGGAAACAGGGGTCACGTTGGCTTCTGCAACAATAGTTACACTGCCAACAGCTGAAGTGATTACACCAGCGGTCGATAAAGTTACAGGCAGCGAAGTACCCCAGGCACCTTCACCCCAGGTTCCGCGACCCCAGCCGGTTAATGTGGCCATTAGCCGCCTAGCTCTACTTTCGCCTCTTCAAGATGTTCTTTACACTCATTCAAGATTTGACGAACGGGCGTTGTCATGTAATCTTGTTCGAGCATGCCGTCAATCTTGGTCAGAGCATATTCCACATTTTCTAGTGCGCTCATAACGATCTCCAAATGAAGCCCCATTATACACCTATGCAGCTTCGCCGATACCTTGGAATTTGCGGTCCAGGATACGGCGTACTTTAGAGTAAGTGATATCAGCAGCGCAAGCGTGGAGCGATGCAACCTGCTTAGCTATCTTCCTGGGACCTAAGCCTCGATCACGCAGCTTGTAAATGGTCATCAACACATCCTGCTCTTCGGGGATCTCCTCCAGGCGAGTCCTGGTCTTATTGCCGTGCTTCTCCTGGACCTTAGCGTAGCCATAAGGAGCGCTGCCACCAATGAAGTAGCCGCGAGAGGCCCAATCTACCTTGCCATCACCAAATCGGTCTTTAATGGTGGAGTGTTCTATCTCAGCAACCGCTGAAAGCACCATGAGCATGATCTGGTTAGCCATTTCGTTCATATCAAACTTAGATCTCAGGCCCTTCTGGCCTTCTGGCTTAGGATATACAATGGGCACCTCGCCAAATTGCTCGCAAAAGAACAATGTGACGCCAATATCTTGCAATACGGGGATAATTGACAGCAAATCAGCGCTGGACCTAGATAATCGGTCCAATCGAGTGCAAACAATGACATCATGACGATCAATGATGTCGGTGAGCTCTTTACTGCCTGGTCGGTCCAGGATTGGCCTGGTGCCGGACACGCCGTCATCTACCAGGAACTCTGTAACCTCTCGGTTATACTTCTCTTTAACAAAGTCAGCAATCTGCTGCTGCTGAACCTCTAAGGACACGCCAGATCGTACCTGCTCTTTAGTCGATACCCTGACATAGCCATAAATATTGTTGATTTGCTTGAGCGGATTAATCATACAGCCTTTCTCTCCCTACACTTGAACCCATAATCGGTAACTTCCTGGAACAAACGCTGCCAGTTGATGTTCAATGGCTGCCGATCACTAGCCCTATCGGCAAACAAGACCTGGCCATTCTTTACCAGCTCAACTGCAGCATAGTTTTTAGGCACACCGTCATAGACGATCTCGATGTCGTGCGCCAGGCAAATCCGGCGCACTCTGTTAGCAAATACTTTCTTCACCCTGGCTTCTTCAGATACTGGCATTAACGTGCCCTCCCTTGAAGAAGAGCACGGATCATCTTGGCTTCCTTACCCTTAATGCGAGGGTCCTTCTTGATCTCTTTCTCCACAGAATCAACCCTGATAATCTTTGACACGCCAGGTATGAAGCAATCATCTACCATTTTCTTGCGCTCTGCTCTTGTCATGTTTTCCCAGTTACCCATTCATCTTCTCCTCAAATTCAGCCCAAGCCTCTTTACCCGCGTCACTGTTCGCAGCTTCTTCTGCGATGGTGACCATGTAGTGGCCCAACTCTTCTTCACCGTAAGTGGCTAACTTGACCAACTCTGCAGCGGTCATACCAACCTCTTCGGCACCCTGGTTAAAGACCGCAGGCAACATCATCGCAACAGCCGGCGGAACACCGAACCTGGTTGCGAAGACCTCGATCTCGTTGACTAAAACACTCATTTCTTACTCCTTAATTACTACATTGCTAATGTATCCTATATCGTGTCGTTGTGCAAGCATAAATATACTTTAATTTAATTTAATAAATAGTTGCACAACGACACGTTATTAGGTATATTGTAAATGTAAGTTAATTATTAAGGAGAAGTTATGACTGCGTTTGTTAAAGAAGATTTTGCCTGGGACGGTATGTACTTGATGTATCGAGGCCGTCACTCTGAGTCTGTCAATATGGAGGTTGCACACCCTAACTGTCACCCTTCATGGATCGGCAAGCCAAAGCCAGCGTTTATTGCTCGCTTCAAATACGGCAGTAAGCCCTGGAAGTCTTGGGTAAACTGCTTGATGGATAACTATACTGTCGAAGGTTATCTCCAGGCGTGCCAAGAAAGCAGCCCATTAGAGGCTGTCCAGGCTAAAGGTTACAAGGGGCGCGGCAGGTATAAGAGGATGGCAGCGTGATAGATATTGCGCTGCTTTTTACAGTCACAATGATGGGAGGGCTCCTGGCCCTCCTATTTGCCGAGGATAAAAATGAGTAAAATCATTATTGAGTTAGACAAAGAGGACGCTGAAGAGGTCCTCAGAACCCACGCGGAAATCCTGGAGCTATTGCGGGAGATCCTCAAGGAGCTGCAAGATGGATAAGTATTTCGACACTCTGGACCAGGCTGAATTGTTCCACGTGGAACCTGGTATGACTGAGAAGCAGCGGATGAAAATCTACAAACGTGCCCTCAACGTGCATCATAACGCGGGGCCTGAAGCCAAACACATCGTAAAAATCTGGAGAGAGCAGAAAGATGAGCAAAGGTCACACCCAACGCCCCACCAATATGAAGAGTTTTAGCGACAATTTTGATCGCATCTTCAACAAACCAACCGATCCTCGATTCTGTGACGCGCATGATTTGCGCCTGGTTGAGGACCCTAAAACCAAACAAATGGTTTGCCCACACTGCGAGCAAGCCAAAGGAGAAGCAATATGAGTGCAGATAGATATGAGCTCGAAGAGTTCTTCCAGGCAGAGAGCGGCAGCGGGTACGTTGTTACCAGGCGCTGCGGTGAAGCAAGTTATGAGGAGATAATTGCCAGGCGTGCCAAGATCCTGGCTAAGCAAAAGAAGCCTCACGGGATCTATTACATTAGCCCCCAGGGCGAGCGCAGCCGAGTTAAGTAGGCTGCAATTAGTTGTACAACGACACGATAAGTGTTACAATTAAGTGTATTGAGAAGGGAGGTGTGTTGTGGTTGCTGGGTTTCAAAAGGCTTTAGAGGTTGCCGTTGCCGAGTATGAGGAGCTGTTCGATAAGAACGGCTTGCCTATCATATTCCACGCGATGGCCGTAGCCAAACCCATGATGGAGAAGTATGGCGAGACGCATGCTATTGTTGGATTGTTGCATGACGCTTACGAGAACGTCTGGAATACTGAGCAAGATTTCATCGAGTGCGGTGAGATCTTTGGTCCTGAGATAGAGGCTGCGGTTCGAGCTGTCACTAAGGCCCCTGGTGAGGATTACTTGGAAGAATACATCCCCAGGTGTTTTGCCAACCCGATTGCAAAAGCAGTTAAGGTATGCGACCTCAAAAACAACTACAATGGTCTTGACAATATACCCAAGCCTGCCGATAGAAAAAGATTGGCAGCCAAGTACGCAGCAGCATTGCTCATGGCAGGAGAATAATATGGAAAAGATAGAGAGTTATTGGACCTGGGAAGAGGCGCCAGGCGTTTTAGTTGACTACGGCGATGATAATTTTGGTGGATTTCACCTGGCCCAGGGCTCTGACGAATGGGAAAAACAGACCGAGTGGGATGTCGTTCAGTGGTTTAAAGAGGGTAAAAAGCTATCTAAGCCCAGTTTTGAAATGAAATACGGAAAGATCGGGGACCAGCTTCCACAACTCCCCCTTTCATAAACTTATCCACAAGCTGCTCCACAATAGCAGGGTCCGCTGCATCAAAGGCAGCACCAAATAGGCGCCTCTGCTCAGCAAGCGCCTTATTGTATAGCTTCAACTTCGTGCCAGGTATCTCATGGTTGTACCGGCCCTCTAGCTTCCTGGAATAATCATACCAGCGGTGAGCTCCCTGCTCCCCCGCATCAAACATTTCAGGCGTCTTAATCTGGATCTCAGCAACAATCTTCTTGCCCGTAGCCGGATCATCAACCAGGACATTCATCTTCCGGTCAAAGTAACCAGACTCAGGTATGCGCTGCCAACCTCGGTCGATAGTCGTGTACATCTGGCCTATTTGACTCACGGCCTCTTCTGCCTGGTCTGCAGTATCTATGTAAATCGTTGTTCTTACGCCATCGGTGAAGTCTGCCGGCGCCAGGCCCTTTCTCTCAACCTTGGTGGCTATGCTTTTCGGCGTCTTAACCTCAACATCAAACTGGCTGCCATCCTTTAGGTTAATAAACTTATCAGCCTTCTTGCCACCAACTGACTTAGCCACCGAATCAATGTTAGCCTGGAAGGAAGGGTTCACTGTGTTAGCTCGCTGGACCATGGCTTCAACCGAGTCAAGATCACCCTGCTGCCGTTTAAGTGCGGCCTCAATCTCTCTCACTCGCTCAATACCCAGCTCCTGGAATACAGGGGTGGTTCTGATTGGACCATCTACCTTGGTGCCCTGCTCAATCGCTGCAACTAACCTGGCAGCATCAATGGCTTCAACACCATCACCTACCCTGGCAACATCCTGGGGTAAATTATCAATTCCACCGGTCAACTTCATGGCTTTTCTAAGTGCGCCTGGTGCCTTCAACGCGGTCCCCAGCGTAGCTCCGAGCGGCGGAATCGCATAGGTCGCATCACCCAGGACGCCTAACGCCTGCAGCGCAGGATCCAGGATGTTGCCCTGGCGAATGTTTTCCAGGATAGAGGGATTGTTTTCGGTATCAAATATATCGGTGAGCTCTGCGTCAGACGATGGCATGCCAGGCATATTACCGGTAGCATCAATGGTCGCTGCCCCAGGAAGTAGTTGCGCTGCAAAATACGCAGCCTGCTCCTCAGTCAGGAAAGGATCACTCTTCTCTTTGGGATCGCGCATCATATCACTGACGCTGCCCCCAAGGTTAAAAGCGAATATGTCGATATCGTCTCTATTCACCTAATAAAAACCTCGTCGATGCGTGCCAATCGGTGCCTGGGTCAGATTCGGATCTAGCCACCCTATTATCAAAAAAATCTACTGCTTCATAATAATCCATGTCGCTCTTTTCAACAAGCAAAGAGATGCAGCGGTCACGATCATACATAATGCCAGGGCCATCGGTGAGCTCGGTCATTACCGTTTCCTATAGGTCCTGGTCTTTCCGGCAACCTTCTTGGGCTGAGCACTATGCTGCTTACCCTTCTTTGTATCCGCTCGCTTCTTCCTGGTAGTCGCTGCATATTCCTTGTCGGACAGCGCCTTGATAGCCTTCTTCGGCAAATAACGCTCACCGGTTTCAGCGCTAGGCTTACCGGACTTCGTGGTCCATTTCTGTTTAGTCCATTTCTTCAGGGACTTTTGGGGTTTCTTTAATGCCATTATTTTTTATAGCCTCCCCCCGCCTTCTTGTATTCAGAAGCCAGCAATTGAGCCTTCCTGGCAGACCATTGACCCGCCTTTCCGCCCTTAGTACCAGCCTTGATACGATTAAACAGGTTTTTACGCATTGTGGGCTTAGTATAATTGCCCGAAGCATTCACCGTTGATTTTTTTTTAGCCGCCATAACTGCCCTCCTTAAAGTATTTACCCAATAGTATAAACCATTGGTCCAAAGTCATTACCACGGTCTGCGCGTTGTCACGCTCGAAACCAGGGTTGATCGCGTGAATCGGCACGCAGACCCTTATGGCTTTGTTGTTAAACTTATAGATAAGGACGGGAGTTCTGTCACCGCACGCCTCAAGCACCTGGTCCCACCAGGCGGGGGCATACCACCAGCCGCTCTTATACGCCTTTGCCTCAATAGCATGACCAGGTATCTCAATGTCACACATGCCTGCAGTCTGATATTGATCGAGGTTGCGCTTACAGGTGAGGTCCTGGCCATTACCATCGACTACCCCGTTATCCGCGAAAAAAGTATTTAGGCGCTTGACCAAATCACGCTCGAAGGCAGCTCCTTTGGTGCGTGAATCAGCCATATCATCATTTCCTTTTATTTAAAAATTTGAAAAAAATTTTTCTCCCCAGGCAACCCAAACGTCCCTGGAGTTTACCCCCCTGGACAATTTGGTGTGCAAAAATTTGCACATAGAATCTGAAAGGGCAAAGTGTTTATCCATTACAGAATTTTAGTTACTGAATGTGTAAAACTCAAGTAAACCTATCCCGCTGGCCGCCGCCGCATTTAGGGGGGTGCCCCCTCAAAAAAACCAAAGCAGTTCGATCTCGTTTTCTGGATCCATAGGGGTCCAATAAATCCTGCCCTGGTGGCCCATATCCAGGCAAATCAGGCCCAATCAGCCCTGTTTGTGACCCCCGTGCTCACAGGGGTCGCGGACCAGGCTGCTCAATCCCTGGCAAAACCTGCCCTATATCACTGATTCTTATGGGAATTCCCTTTTTTATAACTTTTTTGCATATATCTGGGCACCAGAAAGAAAGAGCCCTCTTTCTTGGTTATATTCAACCTTTCCCATCCTACCCTTTGCTTCGCACCTGGCGTTACACATCCTTGTCGTCGTAGGTAGTTTTTATGCCCAATAAATCGTTCAGCCGCTCCTTGATATCCTCCTTGGTCATGCGCTCCAGGTTGGCGTTGATGTTAAGGTTTTGGCTGCGTTGTATTGACAGACCTGCCAGGCTGTTGAGCTCCTTCACCGCACTCACGGCAGCATTGTATGCGCCCTGCTCGAACGATGTCTCGGCGATATTCCATAGCATCGCACCAGTCTTTTCTGGCGTGATTGCATACTTCTCGCGCAGCTCTTCCTGGGCGATCCGCACTGCTTTTGTCACCTTCGGATGATCCCTACCGTTCAGCATCTTCGATGCGGCATTGGCTGGGAAGCTGAAGCCTGCTCTTCGAGCTGCCTCTGTCTGTCCGCATGCACCTTCGGTGTAGTGCCAGACGAACCCTGCTTGCATATCGGTAATGCCCAGCTCCTCGTCTGCGACGAATTGAATGGGCGCGTTTGTGAGCTTAGGCTTTTCCTTCTTGGGTCTGCCTAGTTTCTTTTCTTCTTCAGCCATAAGTCTCCTGCCATTTTTGCGAACATCCGTTCGGCCTCACCCTGGGCCAGCGGTCTCTCGCCGTAGATCTCTCTTTCATCTTTGTTCATTAGCCGCCACTTATTGAAATTTTCGTTATAAGTAAGCTGCTCGTCATAATCAAACACTTCCATAATCTTCTCCAGTGTACAGTGTAGGGTATAGTAGGTGTCTCATAGTAAGGCTATATGACCCTATATAAACTATAAATAACTACTGTTTATACTTATATAAAACTACTCTACCTAAAAGACTATACCCTACCCTACCTATTTAAAAACAAGCGATATATCAAGGACTTACGCATACACCTTACAGGGTACAGTGTATAGCTACTTTCATTGTATACATTTGCATACATTATCGTGTCCACTTATACCAACTTTATACATCGACACGATACACCAATTATGCCTACCTGTACCCTGCACCTCACCCTGTCACATATCCCACTTCGGGGCCGGTGGGAAGGTGTCATCTGCGGTGACTACCGCGTCATAATCCAGGTCATATATCTTCTTACCATTACTGTATCTTGGTTCAACACCACGATCAGCGAGCACCCTGGCGGCGTCCTTGAAGTCCGCCATCCTGGGGTTATTGATTCCCATGTCCCTGAGCAAGTGCGTCATTTGCACTGGCTTCTTATCTGCACTGTCAAACCGTATGTATTGTAGCAGCAGGTCTTCGACCGCGCTCTGGGTTCTAAAGAACTCGTTGCTGTCCTGCAGCATCACCCGCTCTTCACTTGTAAGGAACCAGTTACGATCTCCCTGGGCATACATCGTCTGCTTAATCTCAGCCCACACTTGCTGCATGTTCAAACCATGGCGCCAATCTATCTCTGTCACCGGTACAACCCAGAACCGTCTATTGCCGCTGGTGTCGATCAAGAACTCCTTCTCATTCACACTGGCATAGAACGCTGTGCGCCGCTGGTAATTGCTAAACGCTCGGTCATAGGGTAGGCGTAACTCATCGCTGCGCTTGGTTAGGAACGCCTTGAGCTGGTCAATATCTGCACGCTTGAAGGTGGATCCCAGCTCTCCGAGCTCGCAGATCCAATGGCTAACACACTGCTTGACACTATCCTTATCCTGGGGATTGAGTGTAGCGCCCTCCAGCAGCCAGTCCTTGTTCGGTGCCAGGCTATTAAACCACTGCGTCTTACCGACTGCCTGGGCTCCCTGGAATACCAAAATACCTTCCAAATTAGCTCCGCCCTCCTCGCATGCTGCAGCAACACATCCTTGCAGCCACTTCTTCATCAGCATCTCTTTGAGCGGCTCATTAGGACTCTTGATGGTATCCAGGAACATCTGCAACCTGGCCTTTCCATCCCAGGGCTCGCTCTCCATCCACTCTTTAACAGGGTTGTACTCCCTGGCCAGCAGCTTCAGATTGAACCGGATACGTTCATGGGGGATACCCATCTTGATAGCACGGTCCTCGATCTCAATAATCGCCGCGTCATCCTTCAGGTCAGCGATAAACTTTTGGTTGGGTATGTGTATCTCGATGGCCTTCTTAATGACGTTGTAGTCCACCTCGATCTGATTGGTGACCAGAACGCCACGGTGGTTGTCCTTGGTGTGCAAGAAGCGCCCATTGCTGTTGCGCTCAAAGTCATACTCCTGGGGGATCCTCACCTCTTGCAGCGCCGGAATAACCTCTCCCTGCAGCGCTTCTTTGTGATCGTTGTAATCCCCTTTGGACTGCGGCATCAACACCTCAGCCTGGCCACCCCCACTCTTCACCACCTGGGCTGCCTTAATTGCCTCTTTCTCACCGGTCGCATTGTCATCGAAATCCGCGATGAAGATATGCTTGGCCTCAGCGAAGTGCTTGAATATGACTTCCGCGACAGGGGCCAGGTTGTAAGCATCGAAGCTCACCACCACCGGCTGCTTCATATCCTCATAGTAACTGGCAGCTGTCGCATACCCTTCACAGTAGTTGATAGTGTGAGCCCCCTGGAGTAGGTCCTGACCCAGGATGAAGAAGCTGCCCTTCTTCTTGGAACCAGTAAGGAACATCTTCCCCCCACCATCGTCAATATATTGAAGACCAACAATGCTGAGAGATGCGTCCAGGAGAGGGATCATCAAGCGCCCATCGTTGTGCTGCTTGAGACCGTGACTTAATACATTCTTCTTGGTTAGGTAAGGGTGCTCGCTGCAGTCCTGGGCACCCTCCCAGATATTAGTGCTGCGCTTGGCAGCTCGGTTGTTCTTCTCTTCTTTCTTTGCCTGAGCTTCTGCCTGGAGCTGCTTGATCTCCTCTCGCTGCTCATCAGTCATCTTATAGCTGCTGCTGTTGTTCGGCTTCCAGGTTGCGGTGGGACTGGCACTATCTACTCGATAGTCACCGCATCGGCCAAAAGGGACAGTCTGGTCCGCCCAAAATTGATACCAACCAGTGAGCTTCTGCTTGCCACCGACATCCATATAGGCTCTGCCAATGCTGCCATCGACCAGGAGGCCCTTCTTTTGGTCCAGTTGTAAGCCATTGTCTGCCAGAAACGATTCAAACTCTTGCCGGAAATTGCCCGTTATGGGCCTTGATTTATCTTTTTTATTAGTTGCACTGACTAGAAATGACATTATTTTGTTGATCCTCCGCTTAGAATGTGTAGAATAGTGCAAACTTATACAAACAATCAAGAGGTATTTGCAAAATGGCACTAACAGCAAGCGCAGGATCGGGTGGTGAATCCACCTTTGAAACCGTACCACCAGGCTCTTACGAGGCTATCTGCTATCGACTTGTCGATGCAGGCACAGCGGAGGAAGATTACAAGGGAGAGATCTCCAAGAAGCATAAAATTTATATCTTCTGGGAAATCCCTGAGCTCACACTGAGCGATGGCCGCCCATATTCTATATTCCACGGGTACACTTTGTCACTTAATGAGCGCAGTAATCTGCGTCGAGATCTCCAGGCATGGCGTAACCGGCCATTCACTGAGGAAGAGCTGCAGGCTTTTGACCTGACCAAACTGCTCGGTGTGACCTGTAAGATCAACGTGGTCCTAAACAGCAACGGCAACGCAAAGGTCGATGGCATTTTCTGCTCTGACCAGGGCGCCAAGCGCGTTGAAACCACCAACCCGACCTCAGTCTTTGACCTGGAAGAATACGCAAAAGAATTTTCCGGTGAGAGCTGCGAGGCCAGCAAGACGATGTGCGATGTCTTTGAGGAGCTGCCACGCTTCATTCAATGGCGAATTGCCGGTTGCGATGAAGATGGTCGAGATCAGCTACCCCCATGCTTTGAAGTCGCTGCAGCTTGGAAGAAAGGCGGCAAAGTAACCACGACACCACCAGTGTCTGGCTTAGAAGCAATGGCTGCTGATAAGGCAAAAGCGACAAAGAAGTCAAAAAAGAAGGAAGAGCCTGAAGAGGACTTCATCGACGACGATATCCCATTTTAGGAACCCGTTATGAAAATTGAACTCACAGACAACCAGCGAGAAGACCTGGAGGCGTTCCAGGTCAATGGCGGTTTGAGCAACACGGCGATGGCTGGGCACCTGGGTGTTAGCCCTGGGGTTTGGTCAAGAGCAATGGAAGGTCAGCCGGTACGCATCAGTAGCTACAAGAAACTGGTGGCGTGCCTGGAACCTGACTTTGATAACCAGATGGCAGCTGCTCACGATATGGTCAACTCACCCAATCATTATGCTAACTCCGATATCGAGTGCATTGACGCTATGGTTGCAGCCTTCGGTCTGGAGCGGGTGCAGCAGTACAGTGAGATTGCCGCATTCAAATATCAGTGGCGATGCGGGAAGAAACCAGGCAATGACGCCGACCAGGAAAAGGCCAAATCCGTTTGGTATTTACGTTACTCAATGGGGGACGACCCCCGAAAGGATTAGTATGGATTTTAAACCAGGCATATACGAAGACCTCGATTATCCAACATATGACTCCATCCCTGCATGGAGATCCCACGATTTAACCTCGATAGCCAAGTGCCCATTCACCTGGAAGAATCGCAAGTTCAACAACTCGCCGGCTCTCCTGGAGGGCAGGGTGCAGCACACTGTCTTCCTGGAACATCATAAGTTCCACGACGAATTTGCCCTGGAGCCAAATGTAGACCGGCGCACCAAGGTGGGCAAAGAAGAGTACGCCGATTGGCTTACCTCGGTTGGTGACCGCACCCCCTGCAAACAAGATATGTATGATGTTTGCATGGAGCGCCGAGAGGTGGTTGCTGAGCACATCCCCAAGCCAGAGCACCGAGTAGAGCTCACGCTTTGCTGGGAATGGTTAGGGCAGCCATGTAAGGGCAAATTAGACTGGCATACTGGCACTGACATCTGGGACCTCAAGACTTGCAGAGACGCATCTCCCAGGGGCTTTAAGTCAGCTATCAACAGCTTCAAGTATCACCAGCAAGCAGCCTATTATATTGCTGGCTGCCGAGCTGTTGGTCTGCCAACTGAGAAGTTTTACTTCCTGGCCCAGGAGAAGATGGCTCCTTATCCCTATGCTATCTATACCCTTTCAGATGAAGCCATAGCCTACGCAGACGCTAAGAATGAGCAGGCCCTGGCAATCGGTATGATGTGCAGAGAGAGTGACATCTACCTGCCTTATAACCAGGAAGGCGTGAAGGAGTTTGATATAGGTGATCTTTACTAAAGAAGAGCAGGAGCGCGAGGACATGTGGGCTCAGCAGAAAAAGTATTATGCTGCCAGGTCAGTATGGCGTAAACGCTTCCAGACGGTCCCCAGTGGACGCCATAACAAAAACTGGGGCCAGTGGTTCGAGAAGATGTTTGGAGAGAACCTGAACGATTACGCTAAGCGCATGGCTAAAAAAAAGCCTGGGTGACCAGGCTTAATCATCGCAGGCTTTGCACCAGGGAATATCTCTCCCCTCTTCATCCTCTACCAGGCCAAGCTCCTCACCACACTTCTCACAGAACTCAGCCTCAACCCAATCAAGGTCCCCATGGTGCCAGTCGGGGTCCTTGATATCCCAGTCACCGATCACCACTCAATCCTGTCGTGAATGGCAACCGCTCCATACCAACTTTGACCTAAAAGCTCTCGACATTTATCGCCGAAACGACTGTCGCTTGTTCCGCCATAGTTTCCGCCAAACATTGTCCACTTGTCACCAGCATCAGCCGGCTCAATTCGCAAGATCTTTCGCCCCCCAATCGGCTCAGCCATAACCAGGACAGCAGCTGGGTGCTTATCACTGGGGCTAAACGGACCATCGACGTTGGTGACACATAACGTATTAGTCTTGCTGCTGATCCCTCCGTTAGTGCAATCTGTGCAACCAAGAGGATCATCACCATAACTTGTCTTGTAAACATTAACTAACATACCCATTAGAACCACTCCTTTTGACCAGTAATTGCGTGACGCATCTCAAGCACAACAAAGGGACATGTCACATCCATTGTCTGGGTTCCAGCCCACTCACAAGCCTGGTCCCAGGTTGGGAACCGCATGACCTTGAAGCCATGCTGCCCATTCTTTACACCTCCACAGTGAAAGGTATCCATCTCAACAGTAATCATCACTCACCTCCTTCCGCTTCGATCATCTCATCACAGAACCCCATGGCTTTCTCAAAGGCGTTTTGCGCCTCCTCATCTCTGCCGCACTGCATCATGAACGCCATGAATTGCAACTGAAACTTTATCTTGCTCGCAGCGCTCTGCTCTTCCTTGATCTCGTTACCGAACATGTCTATTGCTTGACCCATCTCACTCACTCCTCAATTGATTAATTACCCTACATACATATAGTCTCATATTATCGTGTCGTTGTATACATATTTACACATTATATATAGACCGTG